GCTCTATTGCCGGGATGGAAAGTGGCGGCCAGTTGAACCCGGCACATTCCCGTTGGTTAATGGCTCTGCCTTCAAGTTGGGATCTGGCAGCGCCCTTGAAGGCAGGTCGAGGGTCGGCATGCTGAAAGCATACGGCAACGCCATCGTCGCTTCTGTGGCGCAGGAGTTCATTGCGGCGTTCATGGAGTGCCATCCATGAAAACGTGCAGCCGTTGCAAGGAAACACGCCCGCTTGATGCCTTTTGGACTGAGCGCCGCCGTAACAAGCCAAAGGCAGTTTGCAAGTCCTGCTGCGTGATCATCGCGCGGGAGTGGCGGAAGAACAATCCGGCGGCAGGGCGAAAGCGTTACGTCAGAAACAAGGTTGCCGTCCGTGAGCGCCACCTTATCCGCAAATATAGCATCTCGCTGGCGCAATACGACGCAATGCTGAAGGCACAGGATGGCAAGTGTGCGATTTGCCGGACCCCGGAAACTGAACAGTTTAAGGGCGTCTTCCACGTCGATCATTGCCATTCAACCGGAAAAGTGCGCGGTCTGCTTTGCCGTGGGTGCAACCACATCCTTGGAACCGTCAAGGACAACCCGAAGACGCTTCAGCGGGCTATCGACTACCTGATTGTCCCGCAAGCAGCGGCAGAAGTGATAGGAGCCTACCTTGACGCTCGCCCTTAGACCCTACCAGAACGACGCCGTGACGTTCCTGTACGAGCGTGACCGCGCCATGATCTTGGCCCCGGTGGGCGCGGGCAAGACCGCCATCACGCTCACCGCCATGCAAGAGTTCATGGTCAACGGCGTGGTCAAGCGGTGGCTGGTCGTCGCCCCCAAGCGGGTCTGCACCGACGTGTGGCCGGTCGAGGCCCCCAAGTGGGCACCGGACCTGACCATCGCCGTGGCGGTCGGCAACGCCGCCAAGCGCCGCGCCGCCTTCGCCTCAGACGCCGCGGTGGTCGTGGTCAACTACGACGTTCTCGACGTCGTGGGCGAGGACTTCGCGCGGTTTGACGGCATCGTGTTCGACGAACTGACCCGGCTCAAGAACCCGTCCGGCAAGCGGTTCAAGGCACTGCACAAGCACCTGGGCCGCTTCAACGTGCGGATCGGCCTCACCGGGTCGTTCACGTCGAACGGGCTGGAGGACGTGTTCGGGCAGTGCTTCGTGATTGACCAGACGCTGTTGGGCCGCACCAAGGGGGCGTTCCTGCAGCAGTACTTCGTCTGCATCAACCGCGACTTTGGCGAGTGGATGCCGCGCCGCGGTGCGCTGGAGCAAGTGATGACCCGCATCCGCCCGGCGACGTTCGTGCTGGAGCCCGGCGTCTACAAGGACAAGCTGCCGCCGTGCCATGTCGTCGAGATGCGCTGCGACATGCCCGACCGCGAGCCATACGAGAAGATGAAGCGCGAGTTTGTCTGGCAGGATATCACCGCGCTGTCGGCCGCTGCCGTCACGACCAAGCTCCAACAGATGGCCAGCGGCTGGGTGTACGACAGCGTCTCGACGGCGTCCGACACGGCAGGCGTGTTCAAGAGCTACAAGTACGCGCACTGGTTCTCGACGCACCGCTTCGACCTGCTGGACGAGGTGCTGGAGGGCAACCAGCGGGCCAACACGCTGATCGTCTACAACTTCGTCGAGGAGTTGGCGGAACTGAAGCGCCGCTATCCTGGGCGGCTGTGGACGCTGGATGACGGCGCCGACGTGATTGAGCGCTGGAACGCAGGCAAGATCCCGCTGCTGGCGGTCCACCCCAAGTCGGCGGGCCACGGCCTCAACCTGCAACACGGCGGCCACCATCTGGTGTTCCTGTCGCTGCCGTGGTCGCTGGAACTCTACGAGCAGGTCGTCGGCCGTCTGCACCGCAGCGGGCAGGAGCGCGACGTGTGGGTCTACGTCCTGCTGACGCGGGACACCATCGACGAGCGCATCTGGGCGGCCCTTGCCGACAAGCGCGCCATATCGGACATTGCATTGGAGGAGTTGAAGGGATGAGTTGGAATTGGCACGATTTGAACGTGGTTCTGGCGATGCGTGACGAGCACCAGGTCAAGGCCATGCTGGACGAGGAGGTCGAGGTCCACAAGCGCCCGACCTACGCGGTGCGCATCCACCAGCGCTACACGACGCTGCGCGCGGTGCGTGAACGCAAGGAAATTCTCGCCGCACTCTCAGGAGACAAGCAATGAGGCGTTTCCGGCGCATGCCCATCCCGCAGCACGCGCACCCGCTGGTGCGGCGGCTGTACGCAGAAATGAACAGCCAACGGATCGGCGTCACCGATATGGCCGAGCGGACGGGCATCTCAAGGAACACGTTCAAGGGCTGGCGAACGCGGCACTGCCCGCGCGTTGCGGAACTGGAGGCATGCTATAACGTTCTGGGTATGAAACTGACGGTAAAGGTGGTGAAAGATGAATGACATTCTAGATGAACGCGAGAAGACCCACGGCGACTATCATCGGGTGGCCATGATGGCCCAGGAACTGAAGGACGCCATGCGCCGCGGCAAGAACTGGAGGACGCTCGACGACACCCAGCGCGAGACGCTGGAGCTGGTCGCCAGCAAGATCGGCCGCATCCTGTCAGGCAACCCGCACGAGGTCGATCACTGGCGTGACATCGCGGGATACGCCACGCTGATCGAGCGGTGGCTCACCCGCGATGGTGAAACGCCTACTTCTTGAGCGCGCTGTTGATGCCGTCGCGGATCGTAGCGCCCAGCGCTGCGGTCACGGCGAGCTGCACCGCCGCCTGGAGCGTGATGTCGCCCACAAGGTAGGACGCGGCGGCGCCGATGACGGTGACGCCAGCGAGGATGTAGGTCTTGTAGCCCTTGAGCATGTCAGTTACCCCTTCTTGGTGCCGGGGTACTGGACCCACGGCAGTTGAAAATGTGGCCCGTCCTTGAACGTCTTCCAGTCTCCGCCCCACTCCAGCAGCACGCCTTCCTTCTTGGCGGCTGCCTTCATGCGCTTGGCCAGCTTGTCGTAGAGCGGCCAGTCCCAGCGCACCGCGCCCTTGATCGTGCAGGCCAGATCGACGGCGTGGGAGTAGCCGTTGGCGGCAGGGATGTGGCGCGAGCGCAGCGTCTTGCTGGCACCCTTGGCCTTGAGGATCTTCTGCTCCTCCAGCGTGCGCACGCCGCAGGTGACGACGAAGCCCGTGTCGGCCTCGGCCCAGTCTTCAGCGCAGCGCAGCACGACGCGCACCAGGTCGGGATGGACGCCCTTGAGCTTGGCGAAGGACGCGCTGTTGAGCTTCATTTGCGTAGTGCCTCCTCGATGCTGTCAAGCTTCTGCATGATGGCGCGGCTTGTCTCGCGGATTTCCTTGATCTCGCGGTCATGCGCCGTGCGCGCCGTTTCGGTCTGGGCTTGCAGAACCGCGATGGCGGTGTCGTGCTTCTGCTGGTTCCGGTAGATGACCCACACGAACGCAGCCACGGGCATGATGACCCACTGCATGATCGCGTTCAACACCTTCAGTGTTTGATCGTCAAGCACGTCGCGTCACCTCGACATCGCGTTGCGGTTATCGCGTCCCGACATGACGTTTTGCGTAGGCGCACCAACGGCAATGGGGGCCAAAGGTGCTTGCCGGGATACTTTTCGTCCGGTCTGCTGTATAGCTTCCCCTACAGCTTCAGCTTTTACGCCACGCTCTTTTGCCTTGCGAAGCGCGGCCGCCGCCGCTTCAGGGTTAAGCGCCTCCAACGCAAGTTTTTTGATGTCGGCTTCGCTCATACGGGAGCCTACAATCTTAGCCACCATGTTAGTCAGCGTGTACAGCCGGTCTAAAAAATTTGGCCCTATGTCGCGCGGCGTAAACATTTCGTAAATTTCGTCTGCGCGAGTTCCACCGGCTTTTGCCAGCATTTTAGTGGCGTTCTTGTTAACCGCTTCGTCGGTTATTTTTTGCAAATCCGCAATTACGGACGGCGGAAGATTTTTGGAAAAATCCGTCCAGTTTGACGCGCGGTTAAGTGCCTTCATAACCGTTTTTGGTTCGTCTTGAAGTGCTTTGACAAACGCATCAAAATTAACATCTGGACCCCCACGCTTTTGCGTAGGTGCAAGTTTGTCATACAAGAACTTGGCCAAATCCATGCGGTTAGGATCGGCGCTCAAGTTTTCGTAAACCTGACGCCCCTGTTTGTAGTTGTTGGACTTGGATGTAAACCAATCCACCAGGTCGTTTTTAGACCTGATGATCGCGTTATTCATAGCGCGGTCGGCGGGCGTTTTGGGATTAGCCGCAATTGTACGGTCCAACTCCTTGATCATGTCGTCAAGAAACTTTCCGTTAAACGAAACAGTTTGCCCCGCCTGCCGAAATCCTTGGCTACCTCTGCTTTGCGCCAGTTGTTGCGCTGCCTGCATCGCCCCGCCAACTTCGGGCCGCATCAGAATGTTGTCCAGTCTGTTATCCAGCTGGATATACTCTGCGTCCGCGCGTTTGTAGTACGGGTCCGCAGCACGCTGTCGGACATCAGCGGCATCTTTCCGCGCCGCCGATTTTTTTACTGCCGCAGCCTGTTCCGCCGGAGTAAGACCTGCGGCTTGGGCCAACGGACGTGTAACAGCTTCTTTTTGCTGCATCTGTTTGGCAGCCAATTCCGTACCGCTTTCGCCGCGGCCTAACATCTTGTTTTGAAGCGCAACGTACTCTGCGGCACCCGTCGGCGCTGCTGCTTCCGCTGCTGTGCGCGGCATCGCGCCGCCGCGCTCTGCGCGGGCCTGCGCTTCAAGCGCCAATGCAACGTCATCTTCGCGGCCACGCGCCGCTTCCATAAGGGCGCGGTAGCGCGGGCTGTTGTATAACACGTTCGATACAGCGTTGACGCCTTTTCGGACGCCCGCCGCTAACGGTTCCGCAACGCCGCCGACCAACCCACCCAAGCCAACACCTAACGCGCCATACTGCATTGCTTTTGCCATGCGGTTTTCAGGGGTTTCGCCTGCACCAAAACCAGATATAGTCTTTTTCT